TTTTCTCCAAAGACAACAATACTGACTGTAACTTCTCTTAGCCGAGTATCATTATCAATGGATAGTTCAAAATCGCTTCCATTAATAATGTCTACAGTTCCCCGTGGGAATTCGTCAGAAACAGAAGAGGGTTGATTCTTACCCCAAACATTATCAACACCATATTCTGAAGATGTTGACCAACCACTAACGTTTTCACGTAGCAGAGTCACAAGACCTTCAATTAAGTCTTTATTTGTATTATCTAAAGAAGCCATTATATATCTCTAATATTTGTGTTCAACATATCTTGAATAGAGCTTGAAAGAGCATCTGCTTCTCTTTTAGCAACTCCTTTGTAGTTATGTAAAACACCTTGTGACGGTATATCTGCTTTAGGATTGCCAACAAAACGTTGGTTCGGAAGCATTACATATTTATTATGCGGTGCTTCATCTCCATCAGACAGTACAAGAACTTCATCTTCTGCAATTGGTTCAATATACCAACTGTTTTCGTAATCCCCTGTATCAACGGGAGCAGTTTCTTGCTCTGCATCTTTGATTTCTTCTGCTGCTTCCATCAAAGCATCATTAACATCTCCTTTAGTAACACCGAAACCTTCTGCCATTTTAGCAGAAAGTTCACCGGGGTCAGTTCCAATAGTTTCTACTTCAAAACTCATTGTCCTGTTAGTTCATATACCCACAAATAAGGCCCTGTTCCGAGTTGCATGGTCACTATCTCTCCAACAACCCAATCATACATATCTTTGTATTCTACTTCATCGCCTTGATCAGCAATATCATCAGTAGAATACATCATTGCATCAGCAGTCTCTTCAACACCATATTCTTGAAGTGTTTCTTTAGAAGGAGAACTATACAAACGCACTTTATGTGTTTCTGTAGTCCTTTCTACCGTATCAGAACTTGGGTAAATCGGATCAGAGTCGGTGGTTGAATCAGTTATTGGAGTCACTTCAACTTCCTCTCCAAACTGAGCAATCAATGTTTCAGCACCATCTTTTGCTATAGTCATTAGTAAGTGGTGTTTTCAGGAACCCACGGTTGTTGTAAATCAACACGTCTTTTAACATCATCATGTTTTACAGTAACAACATGGTTTGGAAGTTGAGAGGGACGTGTACTTTCAACAAGTTGAAGGGCGAGGTTTGTTCTTTTCGCTAGCTTTTCTCTATACCTTTCCCCATCAGTGTAAACCTCAACTTCTCTATCGCGGAGTCTATTAAATTCAAGCCAAGCATCAAAAGAAAGTTCCGCTGTCCAAGCAATCACAGCAGAATCAAACTCGTCCTGATACTCCGATTGGTTGTTGTGAATATTGGTTGAAATGTTCTGATTTAAAAGAGGAATAACAAACTTATTAGCAGTTTGTTTGATAGTATCGTCGGGAACTTTTGTAGCATCTAATCCCGCTAATGCGTTCCGAACCTCTGTGATTAACCGTGAATCTGTAAAACTCGTATCAAAATCGGACATTAGTATGTATTATGAATATAAAAATGGAAGATTAACGGGTTATGCTACAACTTTAGAAGACAGTTTACGACGTGTCTTCAAAGACGATGTTGGCTTCAGGGTCAATGGCAAGCCACTCCCGCATGGTGTACCACTGAACAATCTGAGCCTGTCGGGACTGGTCTTCGTACTCGTCCGTAGCAATATCCTGCTTGACAACTTCGTAACCGTACCCGTCAGTGTCAACAAGATACGCACGGGGAGTGCCTGAAGGCATAAGACCACTGTTGTCAACCATGACATTCAGACCAGCGAAGCGGCCAATAGCACCATTACGGGTGATTTCGTCGCCAAGGTCGGAAGCCTGCTGGAAGTTGTTAGAGTTGAGAAGTTCTTGCTCACCCTCAGTATTGACAACCATCATGTCCGGGTTAAGCTGGTCGTCCTTTAGCTCTTTCTTGGCTTCAGTTGCAAGCTCAAAGCCGAAGGAAGAAGCGTTAGTACCAGCGTCGTTAGCATCAAGCGGGCTGTTCGGGTGCTGATTGTTAGTGTCGCTTACAACATCGTAGGCAAGCTCATTGATGTACTCGTTAAAGCGACGAGCCGCTTTCTCAGTCTGTCGGGCAACAACGTCAAAGACAGAGAACTGAGTTGCTTCCCACGTAATTGAAACCTCAAAACCGTGTTTCTTCACAGTAACGGGCGTCGTACTGTAGTCTTCTTCGGTACGCGGGAATTCCGAACCTTCACCGACACGGCGCGGTTGCGACATAAGACCATCATCTTCAGGAATTTCAAGGGTCTTGGTTGGCATATCATTATCCATCGTAATAGTACGGAACATCTCATTGAAGACAAGAGGCCATTCGCGCTCTTCCTCAATAACACGCCGAATTCGCTGCTCAGTTAGAATGTCAGTCGTAGTAATGTTTACCATAAATTATCACCTAAAATTATTTACCGCATAACCGCAAGGATAGTATCTCCGTTGCCACCGGATTCAAGAGCAAACGGATGATTCAGGTAGAGATTATAGGTAGCAGTGCCACCTTCATCAACTGCCTGATACATAGCACCAGCGACACCATCAAAGTCACCGTTATCCGTACCAGATGGAATAAGAGTGTCGCCTGCCGAAGCACTGCCATCAGATGCTAGATCAACAGCAACAACATGACCAGCAATGTGAACAACATACTTCGAGTCAGCGTCAGCCGCGCTCTTTTCTTCTTGAGTAACAACGCCAATAAAGTCGTCAGAATTACCCGTAGTTGGCGTAATGTTACCGCTACCATCAAACTTCACAGCCTGTCCCGCTGAAACACTGTTAGAACCAGCGTCAAGCGTAACAGTCTGACCTCTGTAGTAATCGCCGTCACCAGCGTCTAGATTTCTGTCAGTTGCCATAATATATCACTTAAAATTTATTTACTCTTCGGATTTAATATCTTCCGCAATGTCAGCCCAATAAGCATTGCCGGTTTTCTTAGCCCGCTCTCGGAACTGAGTAGCCGCAAGCTCTTCTTCTTTAGTAACATCGGCGTCACTTCCACCGTCAGAGCCTTCGCCTTCTGTTTCTTGGAAACCAGCACCGGGGTCGCCCGAATTTGGAGCAGGCCCGGCGGTTTCTAGGTTGTTATACTTCTCCTGAAGTTCCTCAAACTCAAACTTGTCAAGGAAATCACCTTGGTCAAGAACATCGCTGTCCTTGGCAAGCTCTTCAGCGTAGTCTTCAGCAACAGCGTCAATCTGTTCACTCATTTCTTCAATTTCCTCTTCTTTAGCTTCAACAGCTTCACCAAGCTCTTCAATCTCTGCTTCCTTGGTTTCAAGCTCGTCTTGAAGCTCTTCAACTTCTTCATCTTTACTTTCAATATCCGATTCAACTGCAATAGTTAACTCTTCAGGTTCAGCATCAGCAACAGTTGCCTCTGCCTCAAGCCGTTCAAGCACTTCGTCATCAATATTGTCACTCATAATTTATCACTTTAAATTGTTAAAAACGAACCATCATCCTTGCTGAACACTAGGAACAATGGAATCATATGATTCGCAATTAAGAAATTCTATTCAACGGCGAATCTTTCTTAGAGCCACCAGAACCGCCTCCCATTTTAGAATCAATGTGTTTAGACATTTCATCCATCATCTTCTCCATTTCATCGGCCTTCATAGCTTTCGCAAGCATTTCGCCCATACCACGAGCGTCAGTGCCTTTCATGGGATTCAGACCAGAAAGAAACTTGAGAGCTTCTTTCTTAGTCATTTTAGTTTGGGAAGCCATTTGAGATGCAAACTGCATCTCTTCTGTCTGTGAGAGAGATTTCAAAAACTGGTCATGACTGTCACAAGGCATATACATTGTCTCACCCTCAAACTCATGCGTGTGAGAACCAGAACATCCAAGAGCTTGAGCAGCACCTAAAGCACCTTCTTCTGTCGGGAAGAGGTACTTTCTCATGTTAACTTGGCCTTCAAAATCCTGATATTCTTCAACGACAGAATCATCAGAATTAAATTCACTCTGAAGTTCCTCAACAGACATTAGTTCTTCTACTTCGCCAAGATTAACAGAATTGCTTGGTGAAGCCCCACGAACAACAATGGAAAGATTATCAAATTTTCTGACAGACTTTGGAACGTAAAGACCATCACGTTCCTCCATCTTCTTGCTGTGGATAATACGGGGCGAAACTTCAAGCCATCCGTGGTTTATTTTTGTGGCAAGTTCATCATCATCAATAACGCCTTTGTAAATAACTCCAACGTTTTCTTTGAACTTAGCATCTTGAATCTCGCCCACAACTTCTCTTGAGTTTCTGTTTTCGTGGTCAACTACAATTTCTTTTC